TAGAAACACAGGTAAGGTACTAAATGATGATAGATATGATTGGTCTGAGGCTTACTCTCTGTTTACAGGTGATATTGCCTATATTTGGCATTCATCTAAATATACGCACAAGTTTGCCGAGAATATAGAGAATAGCGGCTTTGATCTAGTGAGCCTTATTATTTGGAATAAGCCGCATTTTGCTATAAGTAGAGGCGATTACCATCATAAGCACGAGCCTTTATGGTACGCGGTAAGAAAAGGCCAGAAAATCAGGCATAATTGGCAGGGACGTCGTGATCAAACAACAGTATGGGATATAGATAATGCTCTTACTCAAGGAATAGATAAGGAAGAGCAAACCGGTCACGGCACGCAAAAACCAATTGAGTGCATGCTTAGGCCAATACTTAATAACTCGGCGCAAGGCCAGAGTGTATATGACCCGTTTGGCGGTAGCGGTACTACGTTAATTGCCTGCGAGAGGTCAAAGCGTAATTGTTACATGATGGAATTATCCCCTGCTTATGTTGATGTTATAATAAAGAGGTGGGAAAAGGAAACCGGATTAAAAGCGGTACTGGAAGGTGGCAAGTAAAGGGTTATTAAAAGAAGAAAAGAACAAAGGAGGTCGTCCTCGTATTGAGTTAACAGATACTCAACTAAGAGAATTAAAAATTTTAGCTCCTATTTGTACTTTGCAAGAAATAGCAGACTATTTAGGTATTGGAATCAACACTTTTCAAAGAATCAAGATACGAGACGAGGAGGTTTTGGGTATCTATAAAAAAGCAAAGGTTCAAGCCAAGGGGATTATGGGCGGCGCTTTATTTAAAAGAGGTGTAGCCGGCGATACTACTGCTGCTATTTTTTATATGAAAACCCAAGGACGCTGGAAAGAAGCAAAGGAAGAGAGAGAGGAAGAACCGGTTAAAATAGAAACTCCGGAAGAGAAAGCCGAAAAACTAAGGGAGGATAGACTATATATGGAATGGAGAAGTCAGCGTTTAAAACAGGATGAGAAAGAAAATATAAAATGAATCATATTAGACGCGCAGAATCTTATCTTTATGAATTTTTTAAGCAATCCTGGCATGTTTTAGAGGGAGGAACTCAGTATGTACATGAGTGGTATTTAGAAGAGATAGCTAAAAGCTTACAGGATTGTCTAGAGGGAAAAATTAAAAGTTTATTAATAAATCTACCGCCTCGTAAGGGTAAGACCAATTTAATATCGATAGCCTTTCCTGCGTGGGTATGGATTAACTACCCGGAAAAGAAGTTTATCTGTGCTTCTTATTCCAATTCGCTGGCATTAAAGATAGCCGATAAGAGTCGGTTACTTATTGAAAGCAGCTGGTATCAGGAGAGGTGGGGAGATAGATTTAAATTACGGAAGGATCAGAATTCCAAGAGCTATTTTGCTAACGATAAAACGGGATATAGAATTTCAACGAGTGCCGGTTCTTTTATAACGGGATCAGGAGGCGATATACAAATTACCGATGACCCGAATGACCCAAGCGGCGAGTCTGAAGCTAAACTTGAAGCGGTAAATATATGGTGGTCTCAAAAATGGTTCAATAGGGTTAATGATGCCAGAACAGCTGTAAGGATTGTCGTACAACAAAGATCGCAAAGTGAGAATGACGTATCGGGTAATATTATAAAGAATGACGTAGATAACAGGTGGTTAAAATATATTCTTCCTATGGAATATGAGAGTAATGTTAAATCCGATTTTAATGACTCCCGAACGGAAGAGGGGCAGTTGCTAAGTAGCAGGGATACTCCTGAAGTAGTAAAGCAGATAAAAAGAGAAATGGGTTCTTACGGCTATGCAGCACAGTATCAACAAAGACCTGCTCCACTTGAGGGAGGTATCATTAAAAAACATTGGTTTAAGCTTTACCCTTATACTGAATTACCATCACTTGAATATATAGTTCAGTCATGGGATACGGCATTAACTGGTAATGATGATTCCAGTTATTCTGCCTGTACTACGTGGGGAGTATTTAAGGATAATTACGATAATGAAAATGTCATATTACTTTCAAGCTGGCGGGATAGATTAGAGTATCCCGATCTTAGAGAAAGAATGAAGAGACTGGCAAATGATTATAGGGATACGGGAACTACGCCTATGTCTTTTAATGCCAGATATAGTCCTGATTTAATAGTGGTAGAAGCTAAAGCATCGGGCGATCCGCTTATGGCGGAACTTAAAAGAATGGGCATATATGCCCGTCCTTTTATCCCAAACAAGTACGGCGATAAGATACAGAGAGTAAGGTTAATTAGTAGCTTAATTGAAGGCGGTATTGTATGGATGCCGCCAAGTAAACATAATCCGTCAAAATTAGCTGATTTTGCCGATGAGTTTATAACAAGCGTTAGTTATTTTCCAAACGTTAGTTCTAGGGATTTTGTCGATACGATGACTCAGGCATTAATAACGCTTAGGGACGGTAATAGGATTTCTCACCCTAAAGACTACGTAGAGCCGGAAGAATATCAAGAAACAATAAGGGTATATTAAATGAAAGGAAGAAAGAAAATAGAATTACCGGATATGTTTGATTCAGCGTTAATGCCGGAGGATATAGATAATGCCGAGATTAATAAGGTTGAAGATTTAGAAGACGGCTCATCCGTTTATGAAATAGGTAAGCCGGAGGAAGATAACCTTAACAATGATAAGTTTGATGCCAACCTTGCTCTTACGATGAAGGAAGAAACACTTACGAAAATATCAACTTATATTCTAGATGCTATTGATGATGATATTAAAGTAAGGCAACCATGGCTTGATATACATAACAAGGTCAAGAAATATCTAGGTCATAATCTTGAAGACCTGGAGAAGCAACCTTTTGATCAAGCCTGTAGAACATTTGATACCACGCTTAGTACGGCCTTAATTCGTTTTTGTGCTAATTCAAGGGCGGAATTATTACCCGATAGCGGCCCGTGCGGTGCTAAGATATTCGGACAAGATACCGAAAAACTTGAAGAAATAGGGAAAGTAAGAAGTCAGTGGCTTAATTATTATTTAACTATAAAAGATTCAGCTTATTACCAAGACTTTGAAAAGTCCTTATATTATATAGGGTTTTATGGGACTATCATCAAGAAAGTTTATTATGACGATGTTTTAAAAACGCCTTTATCAAGATTTATTCTGCCTGAGGATTTTCTAATTAATATTGATTGTACTTCGATACTCGAGTCAAGCAGGCTTACTCATATTCTAAAACTATCTGCTCGTGAGGTTTTGATTAATCAGAAGAACGGAATTTACAGAGATGTTGAACTTACCTATTTAAAGGTTGAGGGGAGTGATAGTAAGGATAATGCCGGCAAAGAACAAGACGATTCTAAAAAAATAACTAATCTTATTAATCTTGATAGTTATAAACAAAGGACTCTGCATGATATATATGAGAGTCATATATATTTAAATCTGGAGACTTTTGAGGTTGATTATAGCAATCAAGATATAACGGAAATAGCGAGGCCTTATATTGTTACTATTGATAAGGAAAGCAGGGAAATATTAAGTATCAAACGCAACTGGCGGGAAGGTGACGCGGAATTCAAAAGAAGAAAATATTTTGTAGCTTATCATTTCTTTACGGGTTTTGATATTTGGGGACTTGGGATGGCAAGGATGTCGGGAACGAATGCCATTGCAGTTACCAATATGCTACGGCAAACCGTTGATGCCGCTACTTATCAGAATTTACCTGCCGGTTTTATTGATCAAGGGGCAACGAAGCAGCAAGTAACGGATATAATACTCGGCGCGGGGAAATGGAAACTCCTAAATACGCAAGGCTCAAAAAGTATAAGAGATTTATTTGCTCCTTTGCCTGCAAACGGGCCGTCTCAAAGCTTAATGCAACTACGTCAGGAAATAATAGCCCAGATGCAGGATCAATTATCTACTACGCAGCTTGGTATGATGGATAGCAAGGAAGATATTCCGACCGGGACGGCTATTGCGTTTTTAAAAGAGAAAAACAAAGTTGAATCTGCCGTTTTAAAATCGTTACATGTTTCATTTTCGGAAGAACTAAGGTTACTTGACGACATATTTAAGGAAGTTGTTGATAGAGAAGAATTTTTTATTAACGGCGAGCAGTTTATTATTACCAAAGAACACTTTGTTGATAGTGTGCAGGTAGTACCCGTATCTGATCCGTCCGTTAATTCTACTATTGAGCGAATAATGAAAGCAGAAGCGATCTTTCAGACGGCAATGCAATTACCGGATAAGGTTAATACGATAGAAGCGTTAAAAATGGTATTTCAGGCTCAAGGATTAGATGAGAATCTTATAGATAACTTAATTATCAAAGATCAGGAAGTAGAGCCTGCCGATCCTGTTACCGAGAATATGAATATGATGCAGGGTAAACCTGTCAAAGCCTTCATCGCGCAAAATCACGATGCACATATTGTAGTACACTCTCTACTAGAGGATAACGATGCTGCCAGGGCTCACATACAGGAGCATATGGCACTTAAATTCATGTTAGAGATGGAAGAGGCTATGGATATTGACTTAAGCCGAATTGATCCGAGAAACCCAGAAGTACAAAATATCATTGCCTTAAAAGCAGCAAAAGCCGTAGAAGAACTAGGGTTAAACAAACATACCGAAGAAAATACACAGGTAAACCCGAATGACTTACTTGCTGCAGAAATAGAGCAGAAACGTGAAGAAAATATCATTAAGAAAGAGATTGCCGATATGAATCTTGAAAAGGATGTATTCAAAAGTCAGCTTCATTTTGAGGAAATGAAAGAAAAACTGAAGGCCGATAAAGAAATGGCATTGCTTGATGCTAAAATTGAGATGGAAAAAATAAGAAATAGATTAGGAGCATGAAATAAATGAAAGACCATGAGTATATTTTAAACAAAACTACGAAACTAATAAAAGATAACTTAGAGGTGGTAGAAGGTAAATTAATCGGCGGAGGCTCACATTCTATGGAAGACTATAGATACAATTGCGGTCTTAGATGGGCTTTTGCCGCGATGCTTGATTTTATTGAAGAGGCTACAAAGGAAGAAACTAATACCGCAGGCGAACAAATCAATTTTTAAAAGGAGTAGTACAATTATGTTAGAAATGGGGTTATTTGAAAGGGAAGAGATAGCTATTAACTATGATGATTTTAATGTAAATGAGGAATTGAAATTATTTGAAGATTGCAGGTCTCATCCGACCAAAATACTAATCAGATTATATATAAAACCTAATAAGGTCGGCTCTCTCTATGTACCTAATAATAAATCCGTTTATGAAGAAATGGTCGGGTATGTGGCTAAAATAGGTAAATGTGCCTTTAGCGGGGAGAGATATAAAGAGTGGGGGGAGTGGTATAAGCTCGGGGATTGGGTAGCTTTTCCAAGACATGCGGGGATTAGGTATAGTTACAAAAATTTACCGGTGTTTTCAATAATGGATGATGCCCCTCTTTTGGTAGTATCCGATCCAAGAGACGTTAAATAATTAAAAAAGGGATAATTGCAAATGAAAGAAAAGGAATTAGAATTTGATAATAAAATTAATGAAGTTTTATCAGGTGTTTTAGATAACGTTGAGCCGGAAGAACAAGCGGGTCTTAGTGAAGATACGGTAAATATAAATCTTGAGGTAAGCGATGAGCAACCCCCTCTAGAGGAAGCACCAAAGCCGCAGGAAGAGGAAGAGCCGATAAATGCTGCCGAGCTTTTTAAGGATAAATACTATCAAGAGAAGAAAAAGAGAAAGGCCATTTTAGCCGATCGTCAAAAACTGGAGCAGGAAAATCAGGAATTAAAACAATATCTTAACGGGACTATTAGCGTTAATAGCGAATTGTACGAAAAAGATATCCAAAATGACATAGATAAACTGACCAAAATAATAAATGATGCCATAGAGGGAGGACATCAGGATGTTTTCGTGCAAGCTAATCTTTTGCTAAACAAGGCTTTAATCAAGCAGAGTGAGTTTGAAAGATCTGCAAGCTCAAGATTACAACATAATAAAAATGAATCGCCTGTAGCAGAGCAATCAACCAATGTTCATAACGAACCCTCTCAAAGCTACATAGAGCAGCAGGAGCAGATTAAATTAAGTAGGGCAGAAGAGTGGTTAGAGGATAGACCGGAATTGATAAAAGGCTCTTCCAAGTATAATCCGCAAATTCAAAAAGAATTAAACGATTTTATTAAAGACCTTGATCGCGAGCTTAAAAAGACGGGGAGAGAAGATGAAATCCTATCCGATGCTTATTTTGACGTACTCGATGAATTTGTCGATAGCATTAAGATAAAAAAACCAAAAGAGGGTTATACCAGTTCAAATGTCGGAGGGGTTAGAAATAACTTTAGCAATCAGGGTTCTAACAAAATACGTATTACCTTGTCGGATTTTGATAAGCAGATGGCTAGAGAACTAAAAATGAGTGAAGAGCAGTATTTAAAATATCAATATAAAAATAGAGCGTAATTAATATGAAAAATGAAAGAAGAACAAGAGATACGGAAAATAGAATGTTTGATAAAGACGAAAATAGAAATTTTTATAACCATGACTATATTAGCCCCTTAACTATTCCGGATTATGTAATAGAACCGGGTTTTGAATATTATTGGGAAAGACGGAGCATAAAAGGTCAAATGGATACGGCTTTAAGTATGGCATATAAAAGGGGATGGAGACCGGTAAAAGTCAGTGATGATCCGGATAGAATTCCGAGCGATCTTTTTGACTTAGATGAGGTAGCAAAAGTCTATATATGTGAAGGAGATTGTATTTTACTTAAAAGAGAAAAAGAAATCGGGGCGATGGAGAGAAAAAAACATAATGAATACTCATTAAAAATGGCTACTGAATCCAAGGCTTATAATTTTAATCACAACGAACCGACCGAAAACGCTTTAGACATAAAAATATAAATATTATGGCATTTTTTCCATCAATAAATAGTTGCGTAAAAATAACTTTAACCACTAACATCCAACTAGATTATCCATATTCTGCAAATACCGCTAATGTTACCGTAGCGGATATGATGGAGGTTAGTGCTAGCGTAGGCAACTTAAATATTTTCTTGCCTGACGCAACACAAACTACTCCGGGATTTTCAATTACCTTTAATAATATTGGGGCAAATAGTTTTAATATTGTCCTAAATGATCAAGCAACACTACTGACAAGCATTGCCGTAGGTAAGGTCATCACGATATATTTAGACGATACTGCCACTACTAACGGTAGCTGGGGAATAATTCCTTTCGGCGGGGGAGTAAACGGTATATCCGAATTGACTTTGACGAGCTCCGATAATTCAATTACGGTAACGGGTAGCCCTGTATCTCCTCCAAGCGGAACACTTGACATTAAGTTGCCCGGTCTTATTTCAGCGATAAGCGAACTTGCAAACGGAACGCCCGGAATACTTGCTCTTGATCCGGAAACAAATAGTTGGTCATTAATATCGCTTGTAAACGGTAGTAATATAGTAATTACCAACCCGAGCGGAGTAGGCGGTAATCCAACGATAAGTTTAGGTACTGTGATAGTTGTAAATCAGATTACGGCAGGGAATATAATTATTAACAATGATTTAATTACCAACGCCGATAGCGGGGGAGTACTCAGTATCGTTTCAAACGGGACTAATTCGGCTTTAAACCTAAATAGTGTTTTAGTCGATACTGAGGGGAATATTACAGGCATTAACAATCTAACCATAGAAGGTATATTCAAGTCAGTTAATACTGCTAAAGCCTGGTGCAGATTTAGTAACACTTCCGGAACAATTGCAGTTTCCTCTAGCTGTAACGTTTCAGGAGTAACTTATAATAACAGTAATTCTCAATATGTCATTACATTTACAAGTCCGATGGGTAATTTGAATTATGGAGTATTTATAAGCTGTGCCAATAATAACAGCACGCCTCCTTTAGCGCCGCGAATGGGTTATGATATTGTAAGACAATTAAATTCCGTAACCATAGTTTTAACCGATAGTTCAGGTGAGATGTTACCCGATATTCCGGAAGGAGTATCTGTTATGATTTTTTCAACGAGTTAATTTCTATTAATCTAAGCTAAAATATAAGGAACTTTATATTTAATAATTTTCTCGTCTCTAGTAATTATGGTTAAATTTTCAATTATAGCTTGAGATATAAGAAGTCTATCAAAAGGGTCATCATGATATTTATCTAAATTTTCGATAGAAAGTGTATGTTTAATAGTTATAGGTAATATATCAAAACCACATTGTAATATTATTTCTTCCAAGTTACTTGGAACACTAAGTTTGCCTAAAGATTTTTTAATAGTAATCTCCCAGGTATTAACGGCACTAACAAAAATAAGATTATTCGGATTGCTGATAATTTGTTTCGACTGATAAGATAAATTTACATTATCCTCTATCCACCAAATAAATGTATGGGTATCTAATAAATAACTCATTATATTTTATCATAAAATTTAGATAATAATGCGGGAGGTAATTCGTCAAAATCTTCAGACATTTTAATTTTGCCTTTACAAATACCGGGCCGGCGGGGTGATAATAGTTTTTGATATTTAATCAATCTAACAATAGGTTTGCCTGCTTTACAAATAATAACATCCTCTCCATCTTCAACTTTTTTTATTAAATTGGATAAATGAGTTTTAGCCTTATGTATTGTTGAAACTTGCATTTTAAATTAATTTGGTTTAGTTCAGTTTAGACTAAGTTTGAATTTAATTCAATATAAAATATAACTGATACTATATTTTATTACGTAATGGTCTTGATCATTTGATTTTAGTTTGTTAAAATTAACTTAAGTAAAAAGTTTGCCACAACTATAAGGGCGTCTTTGAGTTTGTAGTTTTATCTCCGCAAAAAACTAGGTTTTTTCCGCATCATGTCGGGAAGCTGTAAGCTTCATGGGTTCGTCTAGCCTTCTAATAGATAATTTTCCAAAAAACAAGATATTGGGTTAAGTCCCATAGAAGAATATTTTTTTAATCATATTTATTAGAGTAAATTTATGGCTTACGGCGTAAATTCACCTTTTGGTTTAAGACCTTACGGTCATTTAATCAGCGGTGTTAATGATATAAAAACAAATAGTAATTATACGATAGCAACAACTAGCCTTTCATTAAATAAAGGCGATCCAGTTGCCTATAGTGTTACGGGAACGGATTATAATGTAGTAGCTAATGGTTACCAAGGTCAGCAGTCAGAAATTATATTATATAATCCGACTGTTACTTTACAAGCAGCAGGTACGGCAACAACCTCTTCTACTGCTGTTGCACAACCTATTGTCGGCGTATTTCAAGGATGTTCTTATTATACACCAAACGGCACTTATATTTCTCAAGAATACTGGCAAGCAGGAACTGCTACAAACGGTCAACCTGTTATGGCTACTATTATTGACGATCCTTATGTTATTTGGGATATACAATTAGGAACTTATATGGGGTCTTTTATTACTACTCCTACACAGTTTTTAACATTACCTTGCCTGCAAGTTCAAAACGGAACATGGCCTAACACAGGTCAAGTTGCGAGTAATGCAACTATAGCTAATAGCTGCGTAATAGGTAGTAATGTAGCATTATTAACAGGTAGAGGTCCAACTGGTGCGGTTGCTGGAAGATCCGGTAGTTTATCAACCATTACATTAAATGGAATAGTACAAAATTATGCCGATAACCCGCTTATAGCTAATCAGGGTACGGCTAATGGTAATCCATGGGGAGTATCTACTTTTTATGCTTGTCCGTCTATTACAGCGACAGCAGCCATTCCATCAGCTAATGACGGTAGAAATGAATATTCAAGAAATACTACTAGAGAACTTAAAGTATTAGGGTTTACACCGGATTCAAGAAATGTACCCGGGACTTACGGTCAACCGGGTAACGGCACTGCCGGTACATACTTAAATACAGCGTTCTTAAACGTGTTAGTAGT